GGACCCGCACCCTCGAACTCCACGAAGCCCCAGTCCTTCGCATCCACCCACGACAGCGACGGGATGTGCAGGAGGTAGATCGTGCCAGCGGGGACGTAGTAGTCCGTCACGCACGGGATGCCGCAGATTTCGATGGCCTTGTAGCCACCCTTGATCGTGGTGCCAAACTCGCCAGCGGTAAATCTCCGCTGCGCCACCATGCTCTCCATGAGCTTCTTCGCCAGACCGGGGGTGGTCATGAGGAGGAAGTCCTTGGGCTTCACGTTGGCGTCCTTGCCAGAGCGACCGGCAATGCGCTGGATCAAGTCCCAGATGTCCGATTCGGTCGGCTGGGTCGCATCCGGCGTGTCCGTGCCAGCGACAAGACGGGTGGCATCCCAGATGCTGTACGTCGCGTTGCTGATGTTGTGCAGCGAGGCGTAGGCGTTACCACGGTTGGTGATGTTAATCAGACCGTTCATGGCGCTGTTGAACGACGTGTCGTTCGCCGTCGCCTTGACGATCTTGTCCGTCGCCGCCATACCCGCAATGGCCGTGCCCAGCGTCAGCGTGGCGTTGTCGCCGCTGTTCGTGATGGCAGTGATGGCCGAACGACCCAGTACGGCGTTTGACACCGACGTATCCAGCACCGCGATGTAGTCGCCCACGGAGAGGAGGAGGGAACCCTGACCCGCGTTTGCCACACCGTAAGGCGAGGAGACGATGATCTCGGTCGTGCTGGTGACCGTGCCAATCAAGGCCACCACACCGTCAGCCTTGTTGTGCAGCGCCTGCTGCATGAGCAGCATGGAGGCGTCCTTGATTTCTTCCATCGTCTTGCTGGCGATGGTCGTGAAGGCCGCATCCTTGGACTGCGTGCCAACGAACGCCAGACCGTCAACCTGACGGGTGGTGTACGCTCGCACGATACCGACATTGGCCTGCACTTCCGTCGCCGTCGTGTCGGGCGGGAAGTAGCCAGCCGACGAGAAGGTGGCACCAGCCGGACGGCCAGTCACCACGTCGAAGAACACGTTGTTGCCGCCCCACCGCATATTGCGAGGGCCACCAGAGCGGCCTTTCTCCAACTGGGCGAGGAGGGGGGTGACAAGGTTCTGCACCTTCTCACGGAACTGCGAGTACACGTTCTTCAGGAGGCCGGTTAGTTCGGCATCGGTGATCAAAGTGGGGTTAGCCACGGGTTACCTCTTGGAATGAATTAACGGAATGACGACAACGCCGTGCTCAACGCACTGGCAACGGCATCATCAACGGTGTTGCCCGCGTAGGCTTTGGGCTTGCCAGACGGCTTGCCAGCACTGCCAACGGGGAGGGTTTTCTGTCCTACGGCGCGTTTTGCCTTCTGTGACTCAATGCGAGCGCGATCCCGTTCTGCCAACGCCTGCTGTGTCTCCCGCTGGGGAGTTGAGGTGGTTGCGCGAGAGCGGCGACCATGCTGCGCCTGTGCCCAGACGGCCAAATCGTCGAGGATGTACTGTCGGACAGCATCGTAGCGTGACGCCGGGATATACGCCTCTCCGTTGGGAGCGCGTTCGACGTGCGCGTACATCGCCATCTGGAACTTCTCGGCCAGTTCTTCCGCAGGAATGGATGGCAGTGCCTCAGCAATCATGTTGAGGGCTGGCATCACTTCATTCGTGTAGAACGTCTCGCCTTTCTCCGCAATCGCCGACATCTGCTGCTGGACACGAATGTCCTGCACCTGCTGTTCGGCGCGTGTGGCCCTCTGTTCCGGCGAGTTCTGTTCGCCATACGCATCGCGCACGGCCAATAAGAAGTCGTCGTCTAACAACAGCTTTTCGATCTGTGCTTCTCGTTCCGACAGCAAGGCGGCGATTTCTTCGCGCTCTTGTTGGACCTGTTGAGACAGTTGCTCAACCTGCTGGACTTTCTGCTCCCGCTCTTGGTTGTACACGCCCCACTGCGCCAGCTTGACCACCTGATCCAGCCGATCTTGGCGCACCTTGCCGTTGGCCTTGTACTCCACCATCAAGTCGGGGACTTCCACCTCCCCTTCGGCATCACGAAGCGTGAACTCCGTTGCCAGATCGTCCGTCACCGTGCGAACGGCAACGTACCCCTCTGGCATATCTACTGGGCTATCAGCAAACGCTTCACCGTCAGCGTCTTCTGACGCATCACCTTCTGCTGCACCTGGGGCCAGTGTCTCGTCAGCGTCATCCGCCGCCACATTATCCTGTGCCGGTGGGAGGGCGCTTTCAATGGCGCTGGAAATGGCTTCAGCTACGTCCATGCTCGATCCTATTGCTGTCGGGATAAGATGTCAGCTTGCTGTGCGGCCTGCTCTTCCTCTGGAATGCCAGCCAAACTCTGTTGGAGCAGGTTGGTAATCCCAAGAGGCGGGTTGCCACTGGCAAGCGGTAACTGTCCCGGTGAGATATTCGGTACACTGGCTGCGGAAGGTCCGCGTTCTGGGCCAGCGCCAGTCGGAGCGCCCGCTTGCGGCGGTGCCCCTCCCTGCTTCTGCTGCGCTTGATTTGCCAACTCGGTCCACCGCGCCATGGCTGCCGCGATGATCTCTGGTGCCACATCGTCCTGCAACAGCAGTTCCCGCTGCAACACATCTTGGTGGATACTCTCGTCATCCACCCACCGCATCTCTGGCACATCCGTCTGCATCCGAATCGCGTCCGCCACCCGCTTGGCCCGTGACTCCTGATCGTCGTCTGGCGAGGCAATGTTGGTCGCCACGGCAAACATCTGGCGACGACGGTATTCCTTCATGTCGATCACGCCCGTCTGGAGCCAGTTGTCGAGCAGGTACATACGGAACGCCATCGGCATGGGCATCATGCTGGTCGCTTCGACCTTCACATCGCTCTGGCCGTCAAAGTCCGACGCCGACACGGCACGAGCCAGATCGGGACGGCCTTTGCCAATCGCGCCTAGGGAGCGGGGCATATCGTAGCCCCACGCCATGCCTGCCAACGAGATTTTGCCCCAATCCGTGTACGCCATTGCCAACGCACTCACGCACGGGCTGAATACCCGTTCGAGCTGCTCACGGCTGGCAATAATCGCACGGCCTGACTCGCCGGTGACCTGCCCACGGCTCACCGAATTCCAACCCGAGGCGTTCTCAAACGCGGACTTTTCCAGCGCCAACGCTTCTTTGACATCGGGACCGACGCTAAACCCGTTGACCGGCTGGATGCTGTCAGACATCGGACCAGCGCCACGAATTTCGATCATGGAGGTCACGCCACCCATGAACGTTTCGGTGGCAATCGCGTTGGGCCGCGTCAGGAATCGACCACCCGCGTTCACCCGGATGTTCTCGATCCACTTTGACAGCAACGCATTGGTCCGCATCTGGTGGTCTACCCACTGCTCCATGATGGGGCGGGGGTAGTAACTGGGGTCGCTGGAACCGTCGCGGATGGGGACCACGGGAATCACGTTCCACATTAAGGGCGAGGGTCCAAACACGACTTCATCGCCAACGACCACCATCTGCAAGCCTTCGGGCAGCACATCGGGGTGCGGTTCCAGATAGACCGTGAACCGTTCCGTCACATCTTCATCCCGCAGCCGCTGGCCTTCGCCAATCGTCGTCTGCGAGAGCACCCATGCGCCGATTCCTTCACTTCCGCTGTACGTCGGGCCATTGCCGGTGGACATCATCGTATTGGCAGCATCCAGACCCGTAATGCCATACCGATACGCCGCTTCACTCCGCGAGATCACCTCCCGAATAATGACCCAATGCGGTTTCTGAGTGGCAGTGGCGTTAGGCGAGACACGAACCTGCTCCACCCGAAGCGTTTGGCAGCCAATATCACCCATTGGCTTCTTCTGCCCAGCGATGTCGCCCATGCGCTCGTCCCACGGGCCACGATTCGGATTCCAGAATTCGTGCCAGAAGGAAATGCCGTCCGTTTGCGCCCAGAAACTGGCCTCCCTCGCCATGCGCGGCATCTCCTGCTGCTCATACTGGTACTCCAGCGCCATCTGTTGCGCCTGGGCCTTCCGCCGATCCTCTGGGTCTTGCGTCATAGGCGTGACCGAGAACCCCGGCTTCTGGTCCATCATGATCTGGAGCCGCTGATCCAGCGCCTTGTCGATCATGTTGTAGACCACCCGGGCGGCATCACGCGGGCGAGCGGGTTCCCGCCACGGACCCATGCCACTGGCAGAAATCCACTGCTGCCCAGCACGGAACAGGCGATTCCGCTCGACTAAGTGCAAGTGCATCTGCACGGCCTCGCGGCGGCTGTCCCACAGGCCACGGCACCAGGACGCCCACGCGGACGGGTCGATGTCTTCTACGTCGTCGGCGGCGGGGAAGTCATGACCGTACAGCGCACGACGCAGCAGAGCGTCATTCTCTGACGCCGTGTTCGTGTTATTCGATGGAGGATTCGGAGCAACCTTCTCGTTCGGTCCGAGCGGGTTGTTTGACAAGCCTTCCATGGCACGGGCGAGTTCTGTCTCAAGAATCGGGCCTTCCAAGGTCGGAACCGTCGCACTCCCCTCATCCAACATCCCCATCGGATCAACGTCGTCGAAAAATACGGGTCCGGTCATGCGTCTACTCTCCCTACGCCAAAGGCGGCACGCACCAGATTCCAGTCACGGAGTGCGTCATACTTTTCCCGAATGGCCTTGACCATATCTTCTTGCGCCCATGCGTCAGGATACTGCATGGCTACCGCTATCAAATCCTCTGGCACCGCTGCGTCATACGGATCGTCTTCGACTTGCTCCGTTTCACGAACGGGCGCAAACAGAGAGACGACCTCCCCCAGTCGCACAATAGCAAAGAGTGCGACGAGGGGCCATGCCACGGTCTCAAGCAGGGGCATCATGCCTTGGGCGTCCAGTCCCGGCGGCGACGACGAAAAAACATATTGACGGTCGGGGTAACGGGGGGTGGTGGTGACCCCCCCGCTCCCTCACCCAGCAGCAAAATTGTCAGCCAGAGCAGCATCAGGTAATGCTCTTGATCGGCAGGTACGCCGCGTCGGTCGTGATGGTCAGTGCGTTCGACCCGCTGGTCGGTCCCGTAATCGTTGCCGCCGTGTTGGTCGTGCGGTTATAGGTCTCCAAGGCGTCGATCTCGGCCTCGACTACGGCGTTGGCAATAGCGGTCAAACTCGACGTACCGTTTGGCGCACCCGCAAAAAGGACGTAGGTAATCGTGCCGGATGGCGTGACGGTCCATGCGTCTACCGTCGCCGTGTCGGTTGAGAGCACATAGTCGGTCACACTCCGCGACTGCCAGTAGCCCTGTGTGGAACCAAACGCCATCAGCGTTGCGCCGATTATCGTGTCGTCCGCAAACGTAGCCGCAGCCCGCAACACCAGCGTCGTGCTCGTTGCACTCTGCGCCGTGCCACGGTCGATGATGCCAATCGCAGGGACGGCACCCACGGTGTCATGCAAACGATCCCATTCGTCAGCCGTGACCACAAGATAGTCCTGCCGAATCGGGATAGACGCCGTGCCCGTAGCACCTATGGCAAGGATACCCAGCGTGCCGGTGTCTGTCGCGTTAAACACACAACTGTAGTAACCGTTTTCCATGTGTGCGATGGCTGTCGCATCAGACCGTGCCGCAAACGCAGCCCCGTTCTTTGACAGCTTTGGCACAGGAGACGCCGCCGTTTTTGCTGTTACGCCGTCCGTTGAGTCTAGGAAAGGACCAAGGACGATGGTAGGCGTAGCACTCTGTTTGAGATAGCCGTTAAAAGCCATTAGCGTAGTCCTCGGTTATGATGCCCAGATGAGATAACAACGATAGCAGAACCAACAGCATTAAACGGTGCAATAATGTACGTTATCGTCGTGGTGCGACGGGCAGCCGACAGTGTGAACGTATACGCGGGCACGGACTCTGCTGCCGTTGTTGTTGCATCGCGTCGAAA